GCGAGTCCGTTGAAAACCTGCTTGAGATGCAGGAAAGCCCACGGGGCTTATTCATGTCTGTTAGGAGGACAGACAACGCGGTTACGTACGCGGGGCCATGCTAGATGGACGGGAGCTGAGCTCCACGATGGGCCTTGCGTTAAAGGCCAATCGGTGCCAGGAGGAGAGGAAGCGCCGCACCGAGTTCCGGCAAGAAGCCGAAAATGTTCGTGCCAAGAGAGGCTAGTGCCTCGGAGCCAAGCGCGTATGCAGACGTGTACATAGAGGCGGCAGTAGTTGCCGCCACCGCACCAGCTGCGCCGGCCTCGACCTCCTCAAAGACGTGTGGCTGGGTGGCTGCCACGGCGTTCGTGTGGTCCAGGGTGCCAGGCTTGGCCGAAGTGAGCGACGAAGCGTTGGTGCCTGAGCCAACGTTAGAGCGGATTGGTATGTCAATCTGCTCGACGTGGAAGACGATTTCGAACGCCACTGATGCAGTCGAAGGAGTGCCGTCCGTGATGACCAAGCAAACACTGTTGAACCCGAGTGGGCTGTCGGTGTTGTGGCCGCCGGCCGCCACGTAGGTTGAGGGCTCGCCCTGTAGCCAAGGACCGGTTGAGTCGAGAGTGGGGCGCATAGTAGCCACGATGGACTTGGTGCGGAGGTCCTGAACCGACACCACCTTGTCAGTGAGCTCGGTGTAGTCGATGCTGGCCGTGTCGGCAGCCGAGACTTGAAAGAACTTGCCAAGGCCGTCGTTATTGAAATTCCAGCTGGCATCGTTCGCGGGCTGCGAAAGGACACCGGCTGCCCCTGCTGCTCCGGAAAGCACGGCATAAGGCTTGATTGGAAGCTCTCCATTTGTCGTGAATGTTCCAATGCAAGCTCGGCCGCCGTTTGCGCTGTCAGCCACATATGATGTGAACTTGACGCCAGCACTGACGATCCGGTAGTTGCCAAGCTTCCGCAGCTCTGCGATAGGAGCGCCAATGATCTGGGCGGCTCCGCCGTCTTTGTAGGTTCCTGTGTAACTGTCATTGCCAGCGAAACTAGACCCAGCGACTATGAAAGCCGCACAAGCCGGGTTTGCTGTGAAGATGACAGTAGCGGCACCTGCTGCTGAAGTGGTGACACCACCTCTGAACCTGATGGTGGACGCTGTGGTGTGTCTCCTCATGGTGCTGGGGGCTCTGACGCCGACTGCCATAGGGCTGAAGGGATGTGCGAGAGCCGCCAGGTAGCGGGCGTCCACGTCTGGGTGGACAACGCGCCGCTGTTTCTTGGGATTAGCGGTTCCCTTGCGGACCGTGGCGGGCCTGGAGGCCCGCTTGGGGCCCACGGGGGCCCCAGTTTTCTTAGATTTATTCATCCTAGTTGAGATCCATGCGACCAGGAGAAGGCCTGCATCCAGCCTCATAAGAAAACTGTGTGTCATCAAACAGAGCGTTGAACGCGTCTGGTTGGAAGTCTGCGAGAGAAGGTGACTCAACTGAGAGCTGGTCGTTCAGTTTAGTCATCTCATTGGCAAAAGGTAAGGCGGCCAATGCAGTTGTGAAGCCGGCCTTGAGAGAGTGGGCGATCTGAGCCAACGACACGCCTTTAACGAGCATCTTGAAGATGCTCTTCTTGTAATTGAGATGTGCGTGCGTGGTGACGCCAAACGACGTACAAACGCGGCCAGAGCAGAACTCGAAGTCGTCTACGGAGCAAGGTTCACAATCTCTGACCTCAAGCCCAGTTCTAACATAGCGTGAGACCAGGTCCTCCGAATCCGAAAACTCGACCGTGTCGTCTCCCATGGACATCGCGATGTTGCCTTTCTCACTTGCATGAAGCATTCGACCGAACGAGTTGGACTTGGTAGTGAGAAAGTGTCCTGACTGCTGACCACCGGGCGTGGTCTTGACGACCACATCCCGTCTGTTTAGTAGGAAACAGCCGCGAGTGACGGTCCTGCCGATTGTGTGATAGGCCTGAGTGAGGTCAACCTTGGAAGTTGAAATAGCTGAGAATCCAAACATGGTCCAGTCCATGGTCTCCTCGGAAAAGCTGGTTTCCCAGCCAGAGACATCGCTCTTGATCATATTGGAGTTGGACGAAAAGTATTTCGACCGCGCATAGAGTAGCCACTCCCTAACTTTTGACAAGTTTGAGGGTGACGTCCCGTAGCCGTCGCAGAAGCTCGAGTTCCCGAGCCCTGGGTGATTCAATTCAAACAGCACGTTTACCGCAATTCTGTCAGCAGCGTCACGCGCTATCACTATTCTAGGTGCCTTGCGTTTCTTGAGCTTGTTGGGCTCGTACTTTACAAAGGGAGTACTCAGGCAGCCACAACCAGAGCTCAACAACTCGACGGCTGAGCTGTCAGCGTTTCCGTTTTCCAGAACCGCCAACACTTTGAATGCTGCCGCCAATACCACTGTGTCGACCAGATCATGACCATCATATATATTTGTGTCGGCCCTAAGGGCCGCATAATTGTTGGCTTTAAGCGTATAAGGGTACCCCGGTGAAGACTTGCCGTCGAGAGTATTAAACACTTGATAGCATTCGCGGACCAAATCAGCAAAAGAAGATACGCCTTCCAAACGTGTCGTGACTGTACTGTTAAGTTCCACTATCGTTAGGAGAAGGGCTGCATAATCATGCTGGACTCCTGAAAGCAGGCCCTGAGACAACGCGTGTCTCAGTTTGATGGGGTCTTTCCCAACACACCATTCCTTGAAGCCTGATGTATTGAGAGGGGGGGAGGTGTGCGTGCAGACCGCTTTTGGTCTTGACGCGTTGTGGACGAAGGTCTCTGATGCCTGTTTTGACGTTCTGTCGGGGATGAAATAGTCGAATCCCCAGCACCTAAGTCTGTCTTCAATGGGTCTGTCGGCGCCTGGCGCTGTTGTTGGACCCGTTGGTCTGATTGCCCCAACTTTGAAAGCTTGGCCTTCATAGCTGCCAGCTCCCTCGCCAGACGCCTGTTGTTGGTCTGTAAGTCCTGCAAGGGAGAACTTTGTTCTGGCCTCAAAACCGTTGAGGGAAGCTGGGATAGTGGAGCGGAGCTGGGCGGCAAAGGCTGCACCAGAGATTCTAGGTTGGTCAACGGCGCTGTGATACCAGGGATTGCCGTTTGGATCCCCGGAGTAAAATCCTCAGTGAGGCTCTCAAGCCCCATCTGCTTGCGCTGCTGGTAGTTTCCAACGTGCGCATCCATTTGTTTGTATCCACGCATGCGCCTGTCGTCTCCGTCGAAATACTTGTGCATCTTTCCCCTCCGCTGGTTGCTAACGCCTGCCTCAACGACGTGTTCATC